ATTGAAAGTATCATAAAGCAGACACAAGGAGAGCTGAACAACTTAACCCGAACTATGGGCTTTGTGGAACAGGTCAACGGTAAATCTCGCGCGGTAAGCCTTACGAATGCATATCAAAAGCAACTGGATTTAGCGCAGTTATCAGTATCAACCGGAACGCTGGACTATAACACGGCGATAAGAACAGCAGTAAAGCGACTTGCTGATAGTGGTATCCGCTTCATAGATTATGAATCGGGCTGGACAAATCATCTTGATGTAGCTGCAAGGCGGGCAGTAATGACAGGTGTGAATCAGCTGTCTATGAGAATGACAGATTTTTTAGCGGATGAACTGGGCTGTGAATTTTTTGAAGTAACTGCACATGCAGGAGCAAGACCGTCACACAGAGTGTGGCAAGGTGAAGTATATCACAGAGGTGGAGAAAAAGACGGCTACCCCGATTTGGAAGAAACTACAGGTTTAGGCAGAGTTGATGGGCTGTGCGGTGCAAACTGCAGGCATGGATATCATCCGTTCTTTCCGGGCATATCCGAAAGGACATACAGCCGAAAACAACTGCGAGAGATTGACCCTCCTTCATTTACATATAACGGTAAGGTTTATAACACATATGAAGCTACACAAAAGCAAAGAGATATGGAAACGGCCATACGGAAAACCAAACGGGAGTTACTTGGATATGATTCTGCCGGACTGAAAGACGATTATGCAGCT